CTATTCAGAAGCCCTACATTGTCATCAACGGCTCCAGCTACACAGTCACCGTAAAGGTCTCTGGTTTGACCGGGGTGGCGGTTCCTGCTGGCACCCGCACGGTGGTGTACAACAACGGCACGGACGTAGGAACGCAGCTCAACTGGTTGGGCTCCCTGACGCTTGGCACAGCCCTCCCCATCGCCTCTGGTGGTACAGGCTCAACGTCCACCACCTTTGTAAATTTGGCAACCAACGTCACGGGTACGCTACCGGTTGCCAATGGCGGCACGGGCGCAGCAACACTGACCGCTAATAACGTCCTTTTGGGCAACGGCACCTCTGCGCCTTTGTTTGTAGCACCGGGCTCAAACGGCAACGTGCTAACCTCTAACGGTTCAACTTGGGCATCTTCAACGCCAACGGCGCAGGCGTATCCCGGCGCAGGCATGGCGGTGTCCACAGGCACGGCTTGGGACACATCCAAAACCACCCCAACGGGCACTGTGGTCGGCACTAGCGATACACAGACTCTGACCAACAAGACGTTGACAGCCCCCGTATTAACGACCCCGGTGCTGGGCACGCCAGCTTCGGGAACTTTGAGCAACTGCACGGTTGATGGAACCAACTCTGTTGGTTTTCTGAACATCCCCCAAAACAGCCAAAGCGCGGCGTACACGCTGGTTCTTGCTGATTCCGGCAAGCACATCCTGCACCCATCCACTGATGCAAACGCACGCACGTTTACAATCCCCGCCAACAGCAGTGTGGCTTACCCAATCGGCACGGCCATCACGTTTGTAAACATGACGAGCGAAGTGGTGACGATTGCCATCACCTCGGACACGTTGACGCTTTCCTCTGCGGGCACATCTGGCTCACGCAGCTTGGCGCAATACGGCTCCGCCACGGCGCTGAAGATCGGGTCTACGCAGTGGCTTATTTCTGGGAGTGGTTTAACATGAGCGGCGCACTTCAGGCAGTTTTTCAGAACCAGCGGTCTTTCGTGCCGCCAACGTATGACGTTGAGTACCTTGTCATCGCTGGTGGTGGGTCTGGGGGTAACGTGGGCGGCGGCGGTGGCGGTGCAGGCGGCTATCGCACAGCATCGGGCTTTTCACTTACGCCAGCAACTGCGTACACGGTAACTGTCGGATCAGGAGGTTCTTCCGCATCTTTTGGCGTTGGCACATCGGGCAACAACTCTGTTTTTAGTACGATTACCTCTACCGGGGGTGGTAGAGGTGGTGCAAGTTATAGCGGCGGCGGGTCAGCAACTGGCGGCTCTGGAGGTGGCGGCGGCGGCGATAGAGGGTCAGCACCAAGTGGAGGCGCAGCAGGAACTTCAGGGCAAGGAAACGCTGGGGGTAACTATAGTGGTGAATCTGGTGGTGGCGGTGGTGGCGCTGGAGCCGTTGGAGGCGCGGCCAGCTCAAGTACAGGTGGCGATGGCGGGGCGGGTTCTGCATCCAGCATTAATGGAACGTCAACGACTAGAGCTGGAGGTGGCGGCGGCGGGGGCCAATCCACCGCCGGGTCCGGTGGGTCCGGTGGTGGCGGCAATGGGGCCACAGGTAACTTTGTGAACGGGTCAAGCGGAACTGTTAATACTGGTGGAGGCGGTGGGGGCACCGAGTCCGCATACAATTTTTGTTGTGGTATCGGTTACGTTGGCGGTAACGGAGGCTCTGGTATTGTGATTATTCGTTACTCAGGCTCTCAGCGAGGCACCGGGGGCACAGTCACATCATCTGGTGGATTCACCATCCACACCTTTACATCTTCTGGGACGTATACAGCATGAGCCAGTTTGCCCAAATAGACGAGAACAACATTGTCCGTCAAGTGCTGGTCATTGATCAGGCTGAGATCGACACAGGTAACTGGGGTGATCCGGCAAGTTGGATTCAAACCAGCTACAACACACGGGGTGGCATCTACTACATCCCCAACACCAACACGCCTGACCCAGACCAGTCCAAAGCCTTGCACAAAAACTTTGCTGGAGTTAATTTTTCTTGGGATGGTATTGGTTTTGCCCCTCCAAAACCAGAAGAATACCCGGATTGGGTGTTGAATAGTTTTTCGTATTTGTGGGGGCCAAGTACCAATGATCCCGGAAGTGAACCTGATGTTATTGGGTAAACCACTTGAAAATCTTGGTGCCCTTCGGGGCGTCATGTACGACTTTGAAAAGTCGGGTGATGTCCTGCCAAAACACAATCACATTGAGTCTGATGTCCATATCACCATCGTGGCGCGGGGGAGGCTTAAAGCATATTCACATGATTGGGAACTGGAGGCTACCGCAGGTCAGCTTTTAAATTTTCGACCCGGTGAACCACATGAGCTTATGGCTTTGGAAGACAACACGCGCATCTTCAACATCATCAAAAACCCTGATTTGAATGCGCCTGCGACACCAAACGAAACCCCATAAGGAGTAAAACATGGCAACACTTTCAGACATCATCACACCGACCAACGTCCTGACTGCGACCAATACACAGACCCTGACCAACAAGACGCTTGCAGCGGCCACCAACAACATCGAGGCCCGGTCTGCACCAAACGCCACCAGCTTTGGCTTCCGCAACAGGTTGTTTAATGGCAGCTATGCGGTTGCTCAGCGCGGTACTACTTTTGCCTCCGGCAGCAACAATGACGACACCTACAACTTGGATCGCTGGTACGTTCTTTCAGACGGCAACGATATAGTTGACATTACGCAGAACACCGCAGCCGCCCCACCGGAACAGAAATTTTGCATCGCATTGGATGTTGAAACGATAAACAAGAAGTTCGGTGTTGCCCAGATTATTGAGAACATAAACTGCGCTGACTTGCAGGGCCAGACGGTCACGCTGTCGTTTCAAGCTAAGGTATCGGCCACCACCAAGCTGGACAACGTAAAGTGCGCTGTTGTGGCGTGGTCCGGCACGGCAGACTCGGTAACGAGCGACATCATCTCCGCTTGGGGGGCAGAGGGCACCAACCCAACGCTTATCGCCAACGCCACTTACGAGAACACCCCCGCCAACCTGAACGTCACAACGTCTTGGGCAACCTACACGGTATCTGCCCCGATTGACACCGCAAGCACCAACAACGTCATTGTGTTCATCTGGTCGGATGTGACAGACACCACACTGGGTGATTTTCTGTACCTTGCGGGTGTGCAGTTGGAGGCCGGGGCAGTCGCCACGCCTTTTGAGCGCAGACCGATTGGTACTGAGTTGTCCTTGTGTCAAAGATATTACGAAGCGGCGTCTGGCCCAGTGTACTTAACGTACACCAACGTGTCGGGAACAAACACAAGAAGTTCGTCATTCTTTTTCAGAACAACTAAACGAGCGACCCCAACGGTCGTTCTTGGCGCAACCTCTGAATACATTGTGAGCGGTGCAGGCGGAGTCAATACAACACTTACCCCGACTAGCGTAACTACAGATTCATTTTATGTGTTTGGAGGAAATTTTGCGTCTGGCGTCTTTGCCGTTTCATACACTGGCGCAAATAACTACATCACTATGAGTTCGGAGTTGTGAAATGTACAAACTAATTTTGCTTTTGCCAGAAAACACAATTACATCTGTGCGACGCACATCTGATGGCGCTTACATCCCATTTGATGAAGCCAACACCGACTACCAAGCCTACCTCAAGTGGCTTGCCGAGGGCAATCAACCCTTACCAGCAGACACGCCGGGGCAGCCATGAAAGACTGGGCTGTAGCATTTATTGCCGCAGCCCTCATTCTCGGGCTGGCCCTGTGGTGCGCCCGCATTTTTATTTGGAGTTTTTATGGTTGACCTTACCAAAGCCATTGGAGCCGTTGCCGCCAGTGTCGCTGCGTTAGGTGGCAGCTATACGCTTGCTGACAAGTTTGGTGTGTTTGACAGAGCCATTATTGAATGGTCGCCGGAGAATTTCAAGATCGTGGCAGAGGCTGGACAGCCCATCACTGTTACGGTTGCGCGGATCAAGAAGCGCGACGACTGCTCTGTTGAAAGTTTTACGCCGAGCATCCGTGATGCAGCGGGTATGGTGCATGAGGCAACCACCACCGCAAGCAAGTTCAGCGGCCCAGCAGGGCCAGAAATTGACACATTCACGTACCAACTTACGATGGTGCAAAAAGAAAAGATTGCCAGTGGCAAGGCGACTCTGCTGGCAACCATCAAATACAAATGTCCTGAAGGGGAGCGCGTTGTGCAGTATCCCCGCCACACCAACCTGAGTTTTGAATTGAAAGGCTAAAGCAATGGCACAGTTTGAACCTGCTTTTGAACTTATGATGGTTGACGAGGGCGGCTACGTCCTCCACGAAGTTCCCGGCGACACTGGGGGCATGACCTATGCGGGTATTGCCCGGAACAAGAATCCGCAGTGGCCCGGATGGGCGCTGGTGGACAAGAAAGAGTTTGGCGGCTCTCTGACCCCCATGGTGCGCGAGTTCTACCGCGTCGAGTTCTGGGACAGGATGCGTGGCAACGAGATCAACAACCAAGACGTAGCCAACACCATCTTCAACTTTGGTGTAAACGCAGGCATGAGCATGGCCGTGAAGCTGGCGCAGCTTGTGGTAGGGGCAACACCTGACGGCGGCATCGGTGCAAAGACGGTTGAGCGTTTACACCAAATTCCCGATGGCCAGCGGTTTAAGGAGCAGTACGCTTTAGCCAAGATCGCCCGGTATGTAGAGATTTGCAACAAAAACCCGGCGCAGGTCAAGTTCTTAAAGGGCTGGTTGAATCGCACATTGAAGGGGCTGAAATGAACTTACTTGGCGTTGGATCAATCATTGAAGCGGTTGGCAAGGTTGCCGACGACCTGATCACCACTGACAAAGAGCGGATGGAGATGGAGGTTGAGCAGCGCAAACTCGACCTTGAGGAAAAGCGCATCGACCAAGCCACCGACCTTGCCCAGATCGAAGTCAACAAGGTGGAGGCTGCAAGCTCCAGTGTCTTTGTGTCTGGCTGGCGTCCTGCCATTGGCTGGATCGGCGTTGCGGCCATGGGCTATCAGTTTCTGGCCTACCCGCTGTTTCAGTGGGGTTGGAAGTGGGCGCAGGCTACAAGTTGGATTCCTGCGGGTTTGGAGCCCCCTCCGGTACTGGACGCAGACCAGCTCTGGGTGATACTATCAGGCATATTGGGCATCGCTGGGATGAGGTCTTTTGAGAAAACCAAAGGCGTTGCCAGCAAATAAAGGTTGCCCATGCCGCTAAAGAAATTGCTATTTCGCCCCGGAGTCTCGCGTGAAAACACACGCTACCTGTCGGAAAATGTCGGCCCAACTGGGGTTAACGGCGCATATTCGGCTGGCTGGTACGACTGCGATAAGGTGCGTTTCCGGTCTGGCTCTCCTGAAAAGATTGGCGGCTGGGAGCGCATCTCGGCCAACTTCTTCCTTGGTGTATGCCGTTCCATGTGGAACTGGATCACCCTTGGCGGGGCAAACCTGCTGGGTGTTGGGACCAATCTCAAGTTCTACATTGAGAGTGGAGGCTCCTATTACGACATCACGCCAATCCGTGCATCCAGCACCATCAACAACAACCCGTTTGTAGCCACGCTTAGCTCCAGCGTCATCACCGTCACAGACACCGCGCACGGCTGCTTGACCGGGGACTTTGTGACTTTCAGTGGTGCTGTTGGCCTTGGCGGCAACATCACGGCGGGCGTTCTGAACGCGGAGTATCAAGTCACAGTAATAGATGCAAACAGCTACACCATCACCGTTTCTGCTGTGGCCAACGCTACGGACGTATCAGGCTCTCCCGGCGGCGGGGCATCTGTGGTGGCTGCATACCAAATTAATACGGGCTTTGAGTACGCAGTTCCTCTCGTTGGCTGGGGCGCTGGCGGCTGGGGCGCTGGCCCATGGGGTACAGGCACTTCTTCGTTGGAGACTATTCGGTTGTGGAGTCAGTTTAACTTTGGTGAAGACTTAATCTTTGGGCCAAGAGGCGGGGCCATTTATTACTGGGATTCTTCGGCTGGCACAGGCACTCGGGCCGTTAATTTGACCACCTTAGGGGGCGCTTCAGATGTACCTACGGTGCAGAACACCATACTGGTCTCGGATGTAAACCGATTTGTGCTGTGCTTTGGATGTAATGATATTGGAAGCGCCACACAGAACCCAATGTTAATTCGCTGGTCTGACCAAGAAGACGCAGCAAACTGGACACCCGCAGCAACAAACCAAGCTGGCAGCTTGCAACTATCTCGGGGCTCGGAAATCATCACAGCCATTCAGTCGCGCCAAGAGATTGTGGTGTTTACAGATAACGCCGTGTACGCGCTTCAATACCTTGGGCCACCTGCTGTCTGGGGTGCAACCTTGCTGGGCGACAACACTTCCATCGTTAGTCAGAACGCCGTCACGATTGCGTCAGGTGTCACGTTCTGGATGGGTGTGGACAAGTTCTATAAATACGACGGTCGGGTTCAAACTCTGCGCTGCGACCTGCGCCAGTACATCTTTTCTGACCTTGACAAGGATCAGTACTCACAGGTGTTCGCGGGGACCAACGAAGGCTTCAATGAGGTCTGGTGGTTCTACTGCTCGGCAGGCTCTATTGCGGTGGACAAGTACGTCATCTACAACTACCTTGAAGACATCTGGTACTACGGCGACATGGCCCGCTCGGCGTGGCTGGATTCTGGCTTGCGGGACTACCCAATTGCTGCCACGTACCTGAACAACATCGTAAACCATGAGTCAGGGGTTGATGACAACTCTACAGCCACTCCAACTGCGATTGCTGCGACGATCACCTCTGCTCAATTTGATTTGGATGACGGGCACAAGTTTATGTTCCTGTGGCGCGTCCTACCGGACATCACCTTCCGTGGATCAGAAGCCGCAGCTCCCACAGCCCAGATGTACATGCAGCCCCTGAAGAACTCGGGCTCTGGTTATACCGACCCCCCTTCGGTTGGCGGAGAGAACAACCGACCAATCACGCGCACGGCTGTGCTGCCAATTGAAGCGTTCACTGGACAGATTTACACGCGGGTCCGTGCTCGGCAGATGTCTGTAAAAGTGGAAAGCACCAACCTTGGTGTGACATGGCAGCTTGGCGCTCCTCGCCTTGACCTGCGTGCTGACGGATCGAGGTAACCATGGGAATGTTTAGTCGCGTAACCCCGCCCCGCCCGACCGCTGCGCCACAGCAGTACACCATGGCATTCATGGACCAGATGCAGAACATCTTCAACTTGTTCTTCAAGCAGATAAACGCTGTGCAGCCAATTAACATTGCCAGTTTAAACATTGACATTGACACTCTGCCGACTCAGGCCGACTTGGCTAACTTGCGCGTGGGTGATATATATCGGGACAGCACGGCGTCCAACGTATTGAAAGTGAAGGTCTGATATGGCAAACCCATGGGACGACGCATATTCTCAATATGCCAATCAAGCTCAGTCAGGAGATATAACTGCCGACTTCATCCGCAAAACATATGGCGGTCTTGAAGGCGGCAAGTCCGAGAAAGGCAACTCGTTTGCTGACCGGGTAATTGCCATCCACCAAGAGTTGGAAGACCAGAAAAAGAAATACAAGGTGCCAACCTCTGCTGGCAAGATTGGAGAGGCTGACACAGTTTGGGATACCGCCTTCCGACTGGCAGAGACCGGGACGGATTCACTGTACGACCTTGGGCAGCGTCAAAAGGAGGTTGTTGGGTATGAAGGCGAGGGCGGCGGCACATATACGTCGCTTGAAAACGAGCTTTACCACAAGCCCACAGGTGCAACTGTCACCATGCCCAACCATGGGTTTAAAAACGAATACCGCTTGCAGTTTGCCCCGGACGGAACACCAATACCCTATTCCACGAACCAGCAAAGCGATTGGGTTAAGTTCCGGGATAACTTAGTTACCGGTGCGTCTTTTGTGGGTTCATTTATTCCCGGTGTTGGCCCTTATATTGCCGCCGCCAACGCAGCCTATGCAGCCTCCAAGGGTGATTGGGAGAAGGCTTTGATGTCTGGCTTGGCCGCAGCAGTTCCCATGGCTGGGCAGCTTGGCGCATCAGCAAGCACGGCAGCAACCCTGCAAACCGTGCAAAAGGCAGCTTCAGTACTCAAGGCGCTGGAAGATAAAAATTTGTTAGGTGCTGCGCTCGGTGGAGCCAACTTGGCCGGAGTGTCGGAGGTTGCCGGTTTTGATATGAAAGACATTAATCAAGCAGTGGGCATGGTTACGGCGCTTCAAAGCGAAAACCCCATGGCTATCGTCAAAGCTGGTGCTGGGTATTTGTCTAAAGACGGAGGGGGTGATGGCCCCAACTCTAAAGATTTCATTGAGGGCTACTTCGCCCCCGGAGGAGAGGGGTACGTTGCCCCACCCACTTATGCGGCAGACACCCCGGGGTACTTCGATGAGATAACGGGCAACTTTATCCCCGACGAAAACGGTGCCCTGAAATTTGGGGATTTGACCAACGAGACCTCTGGAACAAACCTTGATTCCATGAAGGACTACAAGTACAACCCCGACACAGGAAACTGGACAATGCCTGATGGTACGGAGATTGACACCAGCTACATGCAGAACAGCAAAACACCGCTGACGGGCCAACAGGTCATGAACAATGCTGGCGCAGGGGGTCCTAAAACTCCGGGCACGCCATCAAAGCCGGGAGCGCCCGGAACGCCACCCAAACAGCAAACACCCAGCTCGGGTATGGATGTAAACGCTCTAATGTCGCTTCTTGGCGGTGGGCAGCAACAAGCCCCAACGGTTGCGTTGTCTGGTCAGGATAACTCTGCGGACGTACAATTGATGGAGAATATTTTTGGAACCACCTTGTCTGCGCCTCCGGCAGGTGATACCGCTACACAAGCCCGCGAACTTGCGCGGCTTTTAAGGAGCTGACATGGCAAGAAGATATGTACCCCCAAAGTACGACGAATACGGCGCTATTTCGGAATATGGATATTACGAAGACGATGGTGAGCCGGAAGAATCTCCCGGCCAATTAATCAATCCCAACACGTCTCCTCCCGAGCTGGATAACCCCGCAATCGATTATTCGCCAACACCGCCATCGGCGTCACCAGACTTTGCCGGTGGCAACTCGCAAGACCATGACTTCACCAAAGAAGAGGCTGACGCTCTCTGGAAGGCCGGAGTGTGGGATCAAGTAAAAGGACTTGGTAAGCAAGCGTTAAATTTATTCAAGACAAACGGCGAATATGACATTAAAAAATTGATCGCCATGGGCGGCGGTTTGCTGGCTGCGAACAAGTCAAATGCTGGACCAGCCCCCACAGGCTACCAAGGCAAGATTCCTAAGCTGACCGCAACAAGCAACATGCTGACTGCACCCCCTGTGGGTCGTCGTCCCGGCTCGGGCGGCATCAATTACGGCGGTGGTACAACGTACCGCAACGAAAAAGGCGAGGTTGTTTCCTCCAATGAGAAGACCTTGGAAGAGCTGCGTCAGGCTGCCATCAACAACCCGTTCAATCGTGGCTCCACCTATGAGAGTGGTTCTGGTCTGGGTGGAAGCGACATGGCTGAACTAATGGCGTTGCTAAATCAGGGCCAAGCAAATTCCGGCGCTACTACCGGAACTGTAGTTGGCGGCGGAGCAAGCACGGCTGGAACCAAACCAACAGTTGACCAGAACGCAAGATACAACAGCATCAATGAGTTCTTGCGAACCAACCCCTCGCCAGAGGCGTTGGTTGCGGCTCAAAAGCAATACGGCGTGAGCAACCAAGAATTGGCTGCGGCCAAAAATTACGGTTACCAACGATACGACAGCATAAGCAAGTTCTTGGCGACCAATCCTTCGCCAGAAGCTTTAGCCGCTGCGCAAAAACAATATGGCGTGAGTGATGCCGAGCTGGCCTCTGCGCGTCGATACGCCAATGTGGGCGCTCCTCCCGGTACACCCGGCGTTGACTCTTCACAAGTGGTGGTCGGTGGCGGTGGTTATTCCGACTTTCAGCCCAGTGGCGGCACTAAGGCTGAAGGGTACTCCCGTGACTACAGTGGTAAGGAATTGACGGCCATCCGTGCAGGTTTCTTGGAAAACCGCCAAGACCCGCAAAAAATGATGGAGTTGATGAAACAGTACGGTGTGAGCGTCAACGACATTGCCACAGCCATGGGCGGTGATGTTCAGGGCTATCAAAACATCCTCATGAAGGCCGGTGCGGACCCTTCGTTTGGTGGCATGTCAAGCTATCAGCCTACGGCCAACGACAAGGCATACATCGACCGTATGCTGACCCAGCCTAACCCGATGGGTCAGGGCACGCTGGGCGACATGTACAAGAAGCAGGGTATTGACCCCTATACCGATCCCCGTGTTATTTCGCAAGCGCGTGGGCAGAACACAAACGCTGCAAACCGCGCCAATATGTACGGCGGGATAGCAGGCGCACCCATGGAGCAAATTGCACCGTGGCAAGACCCCAACTGGCGGGCAAAACAAGATGCCGCCCAACAGGCTGAACGTCAGCGTCAGCAGCGCATGGCCGCTCAAGACGCAGCTTCAGGTGTCACCGTGGGCGGCGGGATTGTTTCCGCTCTGCCTCCCGATGTGAACGACTGGGCCAAAACCCAGCAAGGTCAGGCGGCGGGCGGCATCAACAGTGTTTACAACAGCATCAACAAGTTCTTGGCCACCAACCCATCGCAACAAGCGTTGAGTTCGGCCATGCAAGATTTTGGCGTGAATTTGTCAACTCTTGATGCCGCAAGGGCATATGCTCCACCAGCCAATCCAGAGCCGGTTGTCGTAGGCCCCGGACCCGCTCCAGAACCCGTAGTCGTCGGCCCCGGACCTGCTCCTGTTGTTGGTCCCGGTCCTGCCCCGGAACCAGTAGTTGTTGGTCCCGGCCCCGCTCCAGAGCCCACTTATACCGCACCAAATCCCCTTGATCCATACGACAGCTATTACTTTACTGGTGCCGCCAAAGGCGGTCTGGTGCGTGATGGCTTCGTTGTCCCTGCTGATGTGGTAAGTCACTTTGGCAATGGAAGCTCTGAGGCTGGCCTGAAGTTGCTGGCCGAGCGTATTGGTGCCACCCCAATCAAAGGTGAAGGCGATGGTATGAGTGACTCCATAAAAACCAAGATTGACGGCGTGCAAGAAGCGCGTGTTGCCAACGATGAAGCCTATGTTTCGCCTGAGAAGGTGAAGGAACTGGGTAACGGGAGCCCTGAGAAGGGAGCCAGAAAGCTGTATGCCATGATGGACGAAATTCGCAAAGCCCGCACCGGCTCCACCAAGCAGGGCAAAGAGATCGACCCCAACAAGTTCATGCCCGGGGGTTCCGTGCAGCGTTACGAGGTTGGTGGAACTACAAAAATTCCAACTGGCGCAACTGGCGCTGAGTCAAGCCTGTCCAACTGGGCGGGTGACTACGTTACCAACATGCTCGGTCAGGGCGCAGCTCTGGCGAACAAGCCATACGAGGCATACACCGGCCCACTGACTGCTGGCGCATCACAACTGCAAAACCAAGCGTTTACACAAGCTGGGAACATGCAAACTCCCGCATCTATCGGGCAGGCAGCTACCACGGCTGGCGGTATTGCATCTCTGGCTCCCGGCGCAGGGCAGTACACCTCAGTGGGTACTGACTTCGGAACAACGCAAGCTCAGCAGTACATGAACCCGTACTTGCAATCGGCGCTGAATCCCGCAATGGAAGAAGCCCGCAGACAGGCTGACATCTCGCGTATGGCTGACGCTGGTCGATTGACTCAGGCCGGTGCATACGGCGGTAGCCGTCAGGCCATCATGGAATCTGAAGGTCGCCGCAATTTGATGGACAAGCAGAACCAGATGCTGACATCGGGCTACTCAACTGCATTTGACAAAGCGCAGCAGCAGTTCAATGCCGATCAGGCCCGACGAATTAACGAGCAGCAGTTTGCCACAACGTCAGGCCTCCAAGGTCTCCAGACCGGCCTTCAGGGCGCACAAACCCAAGGCCAATTGGGGTCTCTTCAGTCGCAAGCCGATTTGGCGGGTCTTAGTGCGATATCTGGTTTGGGTGGTGTACAGCGCGGCATCGAGTCAGAGGGCATCGCAGCCGACAAAGCCCAGTTCGAGGAGGCTCGTCTAAACCCATACAAGATGGTTCAGTTCCAGCAGTCGTTGCTTTCGGGACTGCCTCTGTCTGCTCAGTCGTACAGCATGCCGGGGCAGAGCAATTTGCAGCAGTTTGCCGGTGGAGCCACAACAGTGCAGCAGCTCTTGGACATCCTGAGCGGCAAAACAGCAGCCGCCCCAAAACAGTAAGGACAGATCATGAGTCAACCTAGCGCACAAGGCATCGCCTCATTGTTCCGTGGGAACCCAGCACCGCTCCAGCAGCGCATTCAACAGGAGCAGCAAGCCAAGCCCGGTCTGCCCCAAGACTTGCAAAAGCTGATGGCTTTAAACATCGTCACAAACGAAAAAGACGCCATGGCTAAGCAGCAGGCTTTGAGCCAGCTTGCCCAGATGCAAGGCCCGCAAGGCAAACCGCCAACCGTGATGGAGACCGTGCAGGAGCAAGCTCGTCAGAAGATGCAGGCCCAGCAGGTTCAGGCTCAGCAGCAACAACAAGCCATGCAGGCCATGGCAAAACAAGCTGGCCCCGGCCCGGTCCCGGAAGGGACGCAGTTTGCCGAAGCCCAGCCCCAAGGCATTGATGAGCTACCAGTAGAGTTTGAGATGGCTGGTGGCGGCATCGTTGCATTCCAAGAGGGTAAGCGCGTTCCACGCATTCAAGATGAAGTTGGAATTTCTGAAGAGGAGCGAACTCGCCTTGAGCGGGAGCTGTTGATGCGAATTATTGGCGAAGAAGCCCGTAATCCACCGCCTCCTAAGCGCCCTCCCATGGAGATCACCGAGTCAGACCTATCTAGCATTCCCGGCTTGGAGTCTGGTGATTTATACACTCGTGCGATGCGTGAAGCCACCGGCCCCCAGCCGGACAATCGCGCCATGCTGAATGCCTCCGAAGAAAGTGCTGCGCGTAAAAACGCCATGCTGGATCGTGAGCGCGAGAAGGCTGCATCCCGTCCAAAATACGAAACACCTTACGACCGGATGAACCGCCAAAACCGTGGCGAGCCAACCGCCGATGAGCGTCAAGCGCAAGCCGCCCGAGAAGCCCGCATTTCTCAAATTCCCACTGGTGGAGATGGTACTGTTACAGGCGGTGATCGCGTGGACAGCTCCGAAGCCGAGCGCAGAGTCAAAAACACCCTTCTTGCACTTCCCGGCGCAAGCGCATCTCGCGGCCTCAGTGGTAGCGCAGGCTCGGCTCGCGGGGTTCTGGCTGGAATTGTGGGCTTACTTGGTCTTGATAAAAACAAGACCTCCGCAGAAGCCGCTCCTAAAGAAAGACCGCCATCTCCGGCTGAAGAATCGGGCTACTCTAAAGAAGGCCGCACTGGCGCTCGTCCATATACGCCAGAGCCAAAGCCCGCCGTGAGGTCCTTGGCTGATCAGCAGCGTCAACAAGCGCCACGCCCAGTACCGGCAGCACCGCCTACCGTGCAACAGCAGCCACCCGTTGCCTCGCCGCCCGCAAGCGTTACACCGCCAATTTCTGCATTGCAAGCTGAGGCCCAAGCCCTTGATGTCGAGCGCATGCGTGCCGACCCGCAAGCCGCCGCTGCCAATAAAGAGATGATGTACAAGTCTCGGATTGGTGATCCAGACACCACGCAGCGCGACGCAATGATCAAACAGTTGCAGGCAGAGCGAGATCGTCAGGTTGGACCGCAGGATTCGTATGGCCAACTCATGGAATACCTTGGTCAGATCGCAGCCACCCCTCGAGGCATGTCATCGTTTGAGGCTGGCGCTGCCGGCGCCCGTGGCGTGCGAGGCTTGGAAGAGCAGCGTGCCCAGAAGCGCTTTGACCTTGGCTCCAAGATTATTGAGCAAGAGCAAGGCAAGATTGATGCCTCCCGCACATACGCCAAAGAGCTTTACGGCGTTGGCGAGAAAGAGTACGACCGAATCTTCAAAGAGAAATACGATGCCGCTAAAGCTGTTGGCACGAGTGAGATGGAGGCCCGTAAGCTTGCCCAGCAAGAGACGCTTAAATTGCTTGAAATCGAACAAAGGGCTACTGAAGCTCGTGAACGAAATGAAACCCAGATTAGGACTGCAACCATCGGTCAGACGGGCAACTTTAACGAGCAGGCTCGCATCAACAAGATCACATCCTTGAAGCAGCAGGCTCGCAGGGCAACCGATCCGAAGGTTGCTGCCGAGCTGATGGCTCAGGCTACAGACTTGGAGGCGCTGGTTAATCGTGGTGGAGGCGGTGCGGCAGCAGAGAGAAACGATATTGCTGCTGTAAAAGCTGAGCAGGTCGGCTTGCTTAAAGAGTTGGAAAACCTTGGGCTTCCAAAGGATGTAAGACAGCGCAAGCAAGAGCAGCTTGATGCAACCTACAAGAGGTTGAATGATTTGTATGGCGGAACTGGCGCAGCGGCCCCGCAAAAGGGTAAAGTTGTAGACTTCAGCTCCCTGCCAAAGTGAGGTAAACAATGGACGTCAGACTACCGGATGGAACGATCATCACCAATGTTCCAGAGGGAACCACGCAGTCGGAGTTGATGCGCCGTGTTGGGTTAATGGCAGAGCCGCCAAAGGAAAAAGGCTTTCTGTCCAACATTGGCTCACTTATCTACGAGGGCGGTGAGCGTGCCATTGGCGCTGCCAAGATTGCCCCATCCGTAGTAACTGGCAATGTTGGCGCGGATAAGGCTGCGCTTTTATCTCAGGAGTTAAGTCGCCCTGATGGCGTGCGTCCCGCTGAGTTGGTGGCGGCACAGACTGCATTTAAAGATGAGGCTGCTGCTTTTGAGAAGGCCAAAGGATTCAGAGAGAGTATTGGTCCAGTAGCAGACATGCTGCTTGAGTTTGGTAAGCAGGCCGTTACAAACCCCAAGGGTGCCGCGTACTTGGCGGCCCAAAGCGCAGCAAATATGGCTCCGCAGATTGCAGGCATGATTGCTGGCGGCAAGGGCGGAGCATTGATTGGCTCTGCTGGCGGCCCCGGTGGCGCTGCAATAGGTGCTGGTGTGGGCGCTATTGGTGGCGGGTTTGCTGCCGGCGCTCCGCTGGAGGTTGGCTCTGAATTCATCGGACGTATTGGCGACGCACTTCGTGAGCGGGGCCTTGAGCCGACAGAGGCAAACGTGGCGGCACTGCTGCGTGACACCCCGGCCATGGAGAAGGCGGTTAGCGAGGCTCGCACAAAGGGCATAACAACTGCCTCCATTGACTCACTTATGACGGTTGGTGCTGGTCGATTCGCCACTGGCACACGCCGTGCAGCCATCGAAGCCGCGCGCAAAGAAATGGGTGCCACGGCTGACGCAGCAAAGATTGCGGCCCGCGCAGATGATCTGCTTAAAGCCCGTACCACTGGCCAGAAGGTTCAGTCGGCTGTTGGTCGTGGTGCTGGCTCTTTGGGTATTGATGTGGCTGGAGGAGGCATCTCCGAGGCCGCTGGTCAGGCCGCCGCATACGGCAAGGTTAACCTTGAAGATGTTGGCCAAGAGATGCTGGGCAGCCTTGGTGGTGCCGCTGTTGAGATTCCTGCTGCTGCTTATGCAACAGCCACTGACGCCCTCAAAAAGCCTGCCGCCGAAGCGCCGCCCGCACCACAAGCCCCGATTACGCCACGGCCAGTCGCAAGGCCCATTGTTACGCCAGAGCCGCCAGCGCCGCCAGCGGCCCCTGTGGTTGAGCCAACCCCCACACCAGAGGAGCCACTGGTAAGCGCCGCTCCGGCAGAGCCAGTTGCTCCGGTAGAGCCTCTTGCCCCCGCCGCACAGGCCCCAAAGGCTTCGGAGTGGTCCAATGACTACACGGAAAACCTGCCGCCCGAAGCTGGTTCGTTCTTCCAGAACCGTGACCGCTCTGCGCCTGCGTCCGTTGGTCAAATGCAAAGCATTGCAGCTAACCCAGACTACTCTCGCCTGAGTGTTAACCGTGACTTTGGCTCTGGTGCCCCGGTTGTTATTTCCGACACGCCGATTAGCGATACCCAGTTTGGCAAGGTTGCATACGCCACCGCATCTGATGGCACTCGAATCCCTGTCCGCTACGCTGTTGTAGAGGGCAACGACATCACGCCATCAAACACCTCGGACGGTACAAAGAACCCTGAGTACGGCGACTTGTCCGTATCCGCGATTCGTCCTATCGCCGGCAATGGCCGGGTGGCTGGTTTGCGTGCAGCCTACAGCCAAGGAACTGCTGACAACTACAAGCGCGAGATGATTGAAGACACTGAGCACGGCATTGATGCCGGCGTCATCAGCGGCTTCCAAAATCCAGTGCTTGTGCGCGTGATGCCAAAGTCGAAGGTAACTTCAAACATTGCCGACATCAGCAACATCAGTGGCACGCTGCGCCTGAGTCCTGTTGAGTCCGCAAAGAACGACATCAGCCGGGTTGACTTGGGTGGCCTGACCTTCAATGACGACGGCAGCCCCAACACCAACACGCTGATCCAGTTCGTTCGCTCCATGCCGAAGGATGAGCAGGGCGAGTTGATCGACGCCAAGGGCATGCCCAACACCAAGGCGATTGACCGCCTGAACAACGCAATCTTCTACAAGGCATATGGCAGCGACACTCTGATTGAGCTGTACGCGCAAGCTGCCGACCCAGAAGCGAAGGCTGTGCTCAATGCGCTGGCCAAGGCCGCTCCAAAGATGGCGGCTCTTGATGGCGCTGGCGACTACGACGTGCGGGCCTCGGTGCTTGATGCGGCAGAGATGGCCGTCAATGCACGTAGGTCAGGTCAGAAGCTCAAGGATTACGTACAGCAGGGAATGCTGGGCGCAGACCCGTATGCGCTCAAAGTGCTCGAGATGTTTGCGGATAACAGCCGTTCATCAAAGCGTATGGCCGAAGCGCTGGATCGTCTGGCGACAACTGCTGCCGAGCAGGCAAACGCCTCCGACACAGACATGTTTGGCAATGTTCCGAAGATGCCAAAGGATGACCTGTACAAGGCTTTGGTACTGGAGCCAGAAGCTGAGCCTGACATGTTTACTCCGCCCGCAGCGCCAGTCGCCGCTCCGGCTGAGCCGCAGGCTGCTGCGCCCGCCGTTGCTCCTGCCGCACCTGCAAAGCCCAAGGCCGCAAAACCAGTGGAGCCCAAGGCGCCAGAGCCAACAGAGCCGACCTACGACAAGACGGACAAGCCAGAGTTCACTATTAACAAGCCCATGGAGGAGATTGCCAAAGAAGTTAACGGTATGACCATCCCTCAGATGGCGCAGTGGACTGTTGACAACGCACCAAACGAGGCGGCAAGGGCCATTGCTCAAAAAGTAACTGAGCGCATCAACGAGTTTGCAAAGAGAAAAATCTTTCCAGAAAAGGTGAAGGTTCTCAATGGCGGCTCAAGATGGATAAGCGGGACAAGGGGCCGCGCAGAGACTTTTTGGGCAGAAGGCAAAGGCACGCTTGTAAAAATCAGGCTGAATGGACTTGTTGATGGCAAGGCGGACGGTCAGACGGGAACAAGGTATCTGACAATTTTGCATGAGCTGGTTCATGCAGCAACATCTGCGCAAATCTACTTAGCGCCAAACTCGAAAGCTGTAAACGATCTCAAGGTTCTGTTTAAAAAAGTTGGCGATAGGATTAAGAAGGACCGGGCTGCTGGCAAAAGCAACTACGCAATTACAAAGATTGATCGCGGCGCAAACATTATGAAAAACCCGGCTGAGCTTATGGCTTGGGGTTTGACCGACTCAGAGTTCCAGAAGTTTCTTGCTGACATCAAGATTGCAGATAAGACCGGGTTTTCAAAGCTGATTGAAATCGTCCGTCAGGTGCTTGGCCTTTCCAAAGACTATGAGAGCGCACTTGACAATCTGGTTAGAACTTCCGAAACAATCATGGGCATGTCGCCTTCGGACGTAGAGCTTGACATGAAGCCCTCTAAGGTTCCTTTGAAGGGCGTCAAGATCAAGGATGGAAGAATCATCGTCTCGCCCGAGGGCGCTGGCGAAGCAAAGGTTGACGAGGAAGAAAAAGAAAAACCTCTGTTTTTCCTTGACTCTTTTTTCAAAGAGCAGTCTGAGTTAGACCGCAAGCAAGGCTACGCAAACCGATTTAAGAACCCAGTAACTCTGAAAGATGGCTCGCGCTTGTCTGGATTTACCGATCCAAAAACGCAAACCACCTTTCATGGCTATGACAAAAACGGCGAAAGATTTACGCAGCGTGCGGAGTATGTAAATCCAAATGACATCGTGTTCTCCAAGGATGCCAACAAGACTGCTAACAAGGTTCGCGAAGCATTAAAGGATGTCTACGGTACGCCAGACGTTGAGGTTGTAGTCTCCGAAGAGCGCCAAGGAAAGCCGACTCCGACGGAGGCTGGTCAAGAAAACCTCAACATCCTTGACGCAACAGGCATGCAGCTTCAGCCTCCTGATCCGGGGCGCATCCAGAAGATTAAGGACATCCTGAAGGCTACTGGCGAGAACCCAGCAATGACGAAGGACTCGGCTAAGAGTGCCGTCAAGAAGTTCTTGGACAAAATGGAAGTTGCGGCCTTCTCAGGTGACGCGGCGTTCAACAACGACATCCGCAGAAACCTACAGGCAGACTTTGCCGACAACCCGGAGGTGCTGGGCATGCTGCTCGAGGCCAGCCAGTCTCAGGCCGTGCATGCTGACGCCTTGGCTACGCGCTTCATTGTTGATGGCGGCATTGCGTTCGACCCTGATACCAAGAAGTGGGTCTCCATCAAGCGCGACGACAACTTCATCACCCTTGCCAAAGAGATTGAGAAGACTGCTGAAAAGTATGGTCTAAACAAAGAGCAGGCCGAGCAGATTTCGCACACCTACTTCGTGGCCAAACGGTTCAAGGACCTGCTGAAAAAGCAGCGCACGCGAGAGGCAGAGATTGACCGACTGAACGCTGAGCTGGAAGAAGAGAACGCCAACATCAAGCAGTACAAGAAGGACGGCGACTTTGAAAAGCTGCGCACTTCTGAGCGTGCAAAGAACGACATCAGGGCTGACATCGCAAAGCTTGAAAAGGCCAGCGTCCTGATTACCCCTGAGCAGATTGCAATGATCGAGCCCGGCATGAGCTTGGCTAAGAACATGCCCGAGCTAGAAAACATCAGCGACATCTGGCAGGGTATCCGTGCCAACGCTGTGAAGGCCATGATTGACGGCAACCTGTGGAGTCGGGAGTATGCCGAGGCCATGCTGGATAACGCAGCCTACGTGCCGTTCTACCGTGAAGAGCAGCTTGACGAAGGCGGTGGTCCGCAAGAGTTCATCAAGGGCATGCAGGTCAAGGCAGCAGAGTTCCGCCTGAAGGGCTCCAACGCAGCCGTGAACGACGTATTCGACAACATGGTGCGCTGGACTCAGTACGCCATCAACCGCTCTGTGCGCAACCACAAGGCGCTCCAGATGGTTGACCTTGGTACTGAGCTTCAAGTGGGTGATCGGAAGATGGCCGAGAAGGTCGAGAAGATGGACCCCAAGAAGAACACCATTCGCGTGTTCCGTGATGGCGTCCAAGAAATCTACAGCATGGCCGACCCGCTGTATGTAGATGCCTTCTCCGCCATCAGCAACGTAACCATTCCAAGCCTGAAGTTCTTCACTTGGTTCTCAAACGTTCTGCGTCAGTCTGTGGTCTTGTACCCCCTGTTCTCATTGGCTCAGGTCCCGCAGGATGCCTACTCGGCAATGTTTACCTCCGGCTTGAAGACTCGGTATGCCTTGCGCATTCCAGTGTTGGCGGTGAAGGAGTTTCTCAAGACTCTGACCAAGACCAGCGCAACCCACAAGCTGCTTGAGTCGTATGGCGCGACAGGTGTGCGTGACTTCAACGCCACAATCGCTCGTAACGACATCCAGATTGCGGCAGGCTTGAGGGGGTCAAAGGGGGTGGCTGGTAAGGGAATTGAGTTCCTGAGCCATGTTGCTATGGCCGCTGATAACGCTATCCGTCAGGCCGTGTACGAAGCATCCATGCAGCAGGGATTGTCCAAGGGCGAGGCCATTGAGAAGGCATTTGACATCATCAACTTCCGTCGCCGTGGCACGAGCAAGCTGGTGAACTTGGCTGGCCAGACTGTGCCGTTCTTCTATGCCTACATGTCGGTGCAGCGCACGGCGTACAAGGTGCTAACCGGGGTCGGCATCTCACCGCAGCAACGCAAAGAAGCGCTGATGACTCTGGCCACCACCTCTGGTGCGGTCATGGCCTTGTCGCTCTTCTACACCATGATGAATGGCGGAGATGATGAGTACGAGAAGACACCCACTGCTGTTCGTGACCGCACCTTGAACGTCCCCGGCACCGGTGGTTTCCGCATTCCTTTGCGTCCAGACTTGTTCTTGATGCCCAAGGTTTTGACCGAGCACTTGTACCACCTGATCACCGACACCGGATTTTCCGATGGCGCCAAGTTCAGGAAGTCAGTTGCCGATGGAATTGCCAACGCAGTGCTGAGCCCACAGCCGATTCCTCAAGCCGTAAAGCCCGCTCTTGAGGTGGCGATCAATTACGACTTCTTCCAAGGTCGTCCACTGATTGGGCAGTTTGAGAAGAAGAAAGAAGCCGAGCGCCAGTTCAATGACAACACCTCGGAGTTCTCGAAGATGCTGGGCCAGTTTGGCGTGTCACCAATTGCGGCTGATCACATGATTCGTGGCATGTTCGGCTCGGCTGGCGGTCTGTTCTTGTACACGACCAACTTCATGATCAACAATGATCCTGATGTTCCCCGCCCTGAGCTGTCGTTCCGTGATGCGCTGTCATCCCTCCCGGGCACAAGCGGCTTTGTCACCAAGGCCAGCGAGAACGCACTCAAGACAGACTTCTACGCCTTGCGAGATGAGGTGGAGAAGACCAAGAACACCTATAACGACATCAAACTGAGAAGCCCGCAAGAGCTTGAGAAGTTCCTGTCCGACGAAAAGAATATTGCCCGATTGGGTCTAGCCAAAGGCACAGAGAAGATTGGCGAGCAGCTATCAAAGATTCGCAGGGCCGTCAGCCAAATCACCAATGCGCCTGAAGATTTGTACTCCGCATCCGAAAAGAAGGACGCAATCAAAGAGCTGCGCGAAGTGGAAAAAGAGATGCTGAAGTCGGTCAATCTACCCGAATTGCGGAAGCAGGCTCAGATGTAAATTGAATACTTTAGTGACGCGGCAACCAACACGCTTTGGTTGCTTCGTTGTTTTAGTATTCATTTCTCAGCAAAGATCGTCTGGAGGGTTTTGTTCAAGGCGGACAGTTCGTCCAGCTTGTGGATGGCCCACATGCGCTTCTGGCCATGGATTCCGTTGAGGTTTCCCATGTGGCAGTCTTGGCACAGGGGCATGCTGGTAAACCACTGGCCTTGGTTAATTTCGTGGCAATCACTGGGTCCTGATGCCCCGCACACCACGCAGTCCATTTCCTTGATCCGCGTGATGTGCTCCCGCTCTGATGCGGTGGGGGCCTTCTTGTTTTTGGACTGCATTTAGACGGCCCGCCTTTTAAGCATCTCGTCTGCGTGGTCGAATGCTGCTGCGTGAATGTTGGTAAGACCGTCATCGCTCTCAATGACAGACCTGTCGCCGTAGTAAGCCAATAAGCCCTGCAACGCGAACGCTGCAAAGAAGTCCTGCATGGTCAGCTCTTGTATCGACACGGGGTCTTGCTTGGCCACCACTGAGGCGATGCCTTCAGGTTTTTTTCTTGCCATTGCCGCGCCCCTTCACGTTCTGGTTAACGATCAGCTCTTCGATTTGATCCGACAGTATCTTTGCCAGAGTGTCCTCGTAATAGCCGATGGCTTTGCACAGCTCGTTCTGCTGGATCAGCCGGATGGCATCACGCACGCCTTTGTTGTAGCCGCCATTAAACTCGTCGTCGCCCTCAACAATCAAGGTGATGGCGTCACGCACCAGTGCTGATGCTTTGCGGTTTCCTGCGGCCTCTTTTAGTTTGAGATACACGTCCTCTGGCAGGTGAACCGAGTATGGGATCAGGCGTTTTGTTTCCATGCTTGGAACTCCTCGTTTATGGCCCAGAACTTCTTGGCCTTTTGTTGGTCTTCTTTCAGCTCGGTACGCGACTCGATGTCCAGCTCGCCTTTGAGCCACTCAATAACATCGGCCTCTTTCATTTCAAAGATTTGCTCTTTGCCATGAAGGTACTGGGCGAACTGTTTATCGCGGCACAGAATGCCTGCGGTGCGAACAGGGTCACGGTGGTATTCCGCATCCCTGCTCATTGGTTTGTTCTCGTCGTTCAATCTCACCATGACTACTTGATACCTTGCCCCAACGAAGTCGCGCATCAGGTCGATGGGCAGCTCGTCAGGGTGAATGTTTAAGGTCAGGATTATCCCGGTCTTATCCTGCTTCATGGCGATCTTGACGGCTTCAAATTGGAGCGTCTTGACGGCCATGGTCAGAAGGGCAGATCACTGTCGTCTTCAAAGAGTACTGGCGCTGGCTTGGGCGCTTGGCGGCGTTCTTCCTGCGGCTCAGCATCCTTGCGGCCACCTTGCAGCGCAACGTCGTTCACGCGCACATCCATGGTCTTGCGCTCATTGCCTTCCTTGTCCGTCCATTTGCGCTCGGATACGGAGCCCGTCACCGTGACGGCTTGGCCTTTGACAAGGTATTGCGACAGGGACTCTGCGCGTTTGCCGTACAAGCCGCAGTTCCACCAGATGGTTCCTTTGTCGCGGCCCATGGAGTCGGCAATTGAGAAGTTGCAGATCGCATCTCCATTGGCCAAGTATTTGACTTCCGCATCTTTGCCGAGAGAGCCGGCTACCGTAATCGAATTCATGCTGCCTCCTTGTGTTGTGCGCGTGCTGCTTTAAATTCGGACATCAGAACGTCGTATGCAGTGGGGGAGCCACTCTTCACTTCGTCGTAGATGTTGCGATTGGTTTTAAAAATGTTCATGACTTGCTCTTCGGTCTTGGCCTGCTCAAGCTGGAGCATGGTTGCGTCGATGATCAATTGCGACCACTCGCCGTGATCGCCGTCCGGCTTGGCCACAACCTTGAGCTGCCACTCGGTGTCTTTGCCTTCGACCTTGGTGGGTGCTTTGGCCGCCGGGGCTGCGGGTTTGGCTGGCGCTGGTTTTGGTTTGGCCGCGCTGTTGCCGTCGTCATCTTCCGGTGCGATTCCACAAGCCGCCATCAGGCTGTATCGGCGTGCATAGGTCAGTGCGCTGCCGTAGCCCTGTGCGTCATGCTTGGTGGCTGGGACGTGCAGTTTGCCGCTGCTGATTTGCTCACCAGAGGAGTGGATGAAGATGGTCTCCACGATCACGCCATCAGTGCACTCGTGCGTGGGTTGCATCAAGTAGATGTCGTTGTTGTTCAGTGCATCAATGACGGCCTCGACGCAGGCAGACAGGTCTGCGTAGCGGCTACGGAACGCCGGGTTGGTGCTGGTCTTGAGTGCTGGCCCAAACTCCTTCTGAGCCTTGACCAGTGCTGCTGCGATATCTTTCATTGGAAGTCCTTACGTTGTTCTCTGTTGTCTGGGTGAAGAAGCCACTTGCTACCAAGCAGCTCAATGGATAGCTTGCGTTTTTCTTCGTTGCGTTGCTGCATGTAATCAATCATTTCTTGCGTGATTGGCCCATGAAAAGGGCTGGCGCTGATTGGGTCCACGTCAAATGATTGGAAGAATTCTTTGATTCTCATGCTGATACCTCCAAAACGTGTGGCGGGCGTCCGGGGCGCTTCTTTGGGCTGCCGTCCTTCTTTATTCCCCATGGTGCGTCTCCCGATTTGATAATCTGGATGCGATGTTTGGTTGCTTTGTTTTTCAACCACACAACCTCAATCTCCAAGTCTCTGATTTTGCTCTTCAGGTCCTCAATGGTCATCCATAGTACGGCCTTTTCTTTGCTAGAAATAAACATGATGTGTCCTTATCTAAACCACAGCCACACGCCGTGAATGATTCCTATTGGGAACATGATTGCACCCGCCAGAAGGAAGCCCCACAGGCCCTCGCTGAAGCAAGTGAAGATGTGATTGAACCAAGCCGCGAGGCAGGTAAGTCCGATGATCCAGCCCATGGGGTGCTCCTTTTAAACGTCGAGTTCAGACTGGGCGGAATCGCCATAGGCTTCCACCTTGGTGCCGTTTCGGAGTTCCAATACCAGATCATCTTGAGATGCAACCCGGGCAGTGAATGCCGACTTGGCGACATGTGTGATGGCTTGTGATGCCACGGTGGCGCGTACCAGACGATTGGTGCCGTCTTGTGTGCTGACGATATAGATGCGTGTTGCTGTTGCCATGGTGTTACTCCTTGTTGGCTTTTGTGGAAAGATACGCTTGGTGTTGTTGGCAGTACGGCGCTACTTGGCAGAAACTCTCGCAGCGCGTACGCCCTCCTTCTCTTACTTCGATCAGGAACTTTTCGCCCTTCTTGGCTTTTTCTGTTGCGGCAGCCAGAGCCGTGTCTGCTGCTTCGCTTGTGTCGTGAACGCTCTTGGCTCGGACGTTGCCATCCTTCTTGAGCGCGTAAGTGGTTTGCTTCTCCCACATTTCTTCTGATGTGCAGTTTGGCATCTCGCCGTCAGTCTCCATCTCAAAGAGGGCGTCACCATGCAGTGAGATGCGGCTGCGCACATAGGCTTCGCGCTCGGCAAACGGCCACAGAGGGATGTCAATCACTACGATGGGTGCCTTGGGGTAGCCTTCCTTGTATTGGGCCTCCCTGCGGCTCCAGTCGCGCACGATGGCCACGATCTGCAACTTGGTCACGGGAATGCCCTTGGCCTTTTCAACAAGGTACGCATAGCTGTTGAGCTGGTTGTGCCAGTCCTTCTTTTCCTGCATTGCAGCCCATGCGCTGGTCGTCTTGTAATCGGACACGGTGATGCCGTCTTCAGAGATTTCTTGCAGGTCGATTGCACCGCTGATACGCATCCCGTCCAGCTCGACGTGGATGCGCTCTTCAACGACGTGGGTGTCGCCCTTGCCGTGCTCAAGAATGTTGTGGATGGCCGTGCCAAAGATGGACCACACCATATCGGCTGCGTCCTCAGTCAGGTCTTCCCAATGCTTGCGCTTGAGCTGGACAATCCGTGGGCTGTTGAGCAGCTCGGTTACAGACATGTTGGCCTTGCCTTTGCTGTACTGCGGGCGTGCGATCACGTTGAGGATCGTCTCGGGCATGCCGAAGTTATTTGTCAGCTTCATCTTCGCGCTCCATTGCCATGGTCTGTTTGTGAACCGACATGAACAGGCCCACAGCATCATGCAAGGACATGCCCATGGCGCTTGTAAATGAGGACAGCAAGATGGCTGCCGCTGTGGCTGCCGTGCCACCCGTGTTGTCCGCCTCCTTCACGATCAGTGGGCCAAACTTATTGGAAATCCGCACTGCATCAAAAAGGATGTCGATTGATTTGCTCCGTTCGTTTTCAGTCATTTTTTCCTCCTAGTGCGTTTTGAAGCTCGTTGTTTTTCACGTTCATCATTCCCGCGAGCATTGAAATCTTTGCCTGAGCATCTGCGTTCTTTGCCCTGCCGGCGTCGGTTAGCATTTCTACCTTTGTAAAGCTGACGGACATGGCCATCTTCTTCATCTCACGACCGATTGCTTTGATGCCAGTGTTCACTGCGTACTGGGTCTGCGACTCTGGCTCAATGACTACGTAAGAGCCCTTGTTGTCAGACGCCAATAGCATGCAGTGGGCAGTCAACAGGATGTCTTTGATCTCTGATGTGCATTGCAGGAGCTCGAGGTCATGCCGGCGCACATCCTCAATGCTCTCTGGTGGCCGCACATTGCAAAGCTCAGAGATGCGCTTTCTGCTGATGGTGCTGCCATAGGTTAGGCCCTCATCAATCAGAATCTTGACGGCCTGCTTCCAAGCCGGGAACAGTGTCATTTCTTGCATCAAATGAACTCCACATTGAAACGGCCAAAGCGTGGGCGGTAGTCGCCCAGACCAATCAGGGCTCCAGCATCTTGCACAGCCTTCTTTACTTCGTTGATGTTGACCACTTCTTCGTTGACAACGATGGTTGCATTCAAAGACCACTTGCGAAGGATGGGGCGGTAGCGCATGATCTTTGCCATGCCAACCTTGACGCCACGGCAGTCAATGTGCTCTGGGTCTTCCCATAGTTGCTCGGGAGTTTTCTTGTCGTATCCCGTAAACGTAAGCTCATCTTCCAATACCTGCACGCCCTGCTTGAACTTAACTCCGAGCTTTTGCAGCTTGGCTGCGGCGATCAGGCACGCATCGAGGTTCTGTGCTGGCAAGAAGAAGCCAACGTCCTTGCGCCAGTAGCAGCCGCCGATGAACTCACTGCGTGCGATGGCAGTGTGGTCGTCGTCTGTTTTCTTGCGCTTGCTGGTCAGCTCTTTGTGGGCCTTTGCAAGTGGGTCAAGCGGGTTAGCAAAGCGGTCCGAGTGCATGAGAAAAGGAGCCTTGCCTGTTAATTGAACTGCGATTGTTTTCATGATGTTTCCTTTGGTTAATTGATGCACGCTTTGCATCGAAATGACACCTCATTGAAGTGTCATGACGCTACATTAGCCCCTGCCAATCCACGCCCCTCCTAGCCATTCCCGGCGTGTCCAAGCCACTTGGTGTTGCCACCGAAATAGTCCCTTTAAAAAGAACCATCCCGCTGTAAACAGCCCGCGCCGCGCCAGTGCTAGCCGATCCGGTCCCAGCCGAGCCTAGTCCAGCCCCTTGAGGTGTTGCCACCGAGATGAATCCTCAGAGAAGATTCATAACGCTGTTAACAGCCCGCGCCACTGCATTCCGAGACAAGCCTAGCCGCAGCAATCCCCGCAGTTGCATGCCGGTCAAATTGGTGTTGCCACCGGGTAGCCACCTTTGCAAGTGACTAACCGCTGTTAACAGCCCATGCCCCAGCCTTCCACACCCCTCCTAGCCGTGCCGCTGCCGGCCCTTCCATTTTGGTGTTGCCACCGAAATCACCTCTCATGGAAAAGTGATCCCGCTGTTAACAGCCCTCGCCGTGCCTTTGCCGACCGAGCCTGACCGCGCTGCTCCGAGCCACAACCACGCCACTTTGGTGTTGCCACCGAAAAGCACTCTGTAAAAAATGCTTCCCGCTGTTAACAGCCCCTGCCGGTCCATGCCGGTCCCGGACTCGCCACTCCTAACCTAGCCGTTTCCTGCCCGGCCCGTCCGATTGGTGTTACCACCGAGGTGAGCTCTCAGTGAAAGCTCACAACGCTGTAAACAGCCCATACCAGTCCCCGCCTCTCCTCGCCGTGCCGAGCCTTTCCCGACCGTACCGTCCGATTGGTGTTGCCACCGAAATGACCTTTCATTGAAAAGCCATGACGCTGTAAACAGCCCATGCCGTTGACTACCAAGCCCGACCTAGCCTAATCCGGCCCCGCGTATACATCAGGTAGGTTGGACTTGATTGTACCTGATGTATTAGGTTCGTCAACACCAGATACAATATGTTTTGAAAATATTTTCATCAGGACAAACCCTATGCGACGAGCTGCCCGCCGAGACGCAAATGAACAGGACATCATTAAGGCCATGCGCGAGGCTGGCGCTTACGTGAAGGTGATCAACGACGAGGGCCTGTTCGATCTGCTGGTGAGCTACCGTGGGGAGACCCTGTTGATCGAAGTGAAGGATGGCGCCAAGCCCCCATCGGCACGCCGGCTCACCGAGGCAGAGCAGAAGTTTCATGACGAGTGGCCGGGAGCAGACCTGTACATTGTGAACAGCGCTGAAGAGGCGCTTGCGCTGCTCAAAACATGCGGCTAAACTGAGGTTGCGTTTTCATGATGTTCTCCAGAGTGATTTAACCCCCACCTTAGACGTGGGGGTTTTTTTTGCTTGCACACTATTCCCCTTTGTTGATATACTGTGTCCATCAGCGGCTTGGTACCCCGTTGTAGTTCTACCAAACGAAATTCCGAAAGCTCTTATGTGGGTGCTCGGGCTTCGTCAATGCTGGATGTACGTGTGGTAGCACTGCATCTATGCGGCAACCAAGCCCAAAGCTCGATCCCCTTCATAAGAGCTTTTTCTTTGGCCGCTACACCCGTCAGGGCGCGTTAGCTTATGCGGCAGAAATCTCCGGCACCCAGTAAAGACCACGCAGGCCATAGGTCGCCTGTCCCCCTATTAGTCGAGCCGGGGGGTTGCTGCAAATTATGCGAGGCAGCGGGGAAACTGGGTCAAGCACGTAAGACGTGAGCCGTAAGCCAGAGGTGGCAGGATGTACGGGGCGAAAGCCAAAAAACATTACCCAGATGGAAAGAGCATACGGCTGAACGTGGCGGACTTTTGCCACCGAACCGAACTTGGCCCGAGGCAGCAGCTTCGCGGTGGAGGGCTACTAGGTTCCTGTATCAGAGGATACGGGGTCATCTGGTGGCGGCTCGACCTATGGCGCGTTCATTTTTTGAGTTTTGGGCGTAAAAAAACCCGCACTGGGCGGGCTTCGGTTACTCTGGATCGTGCCAGATGTCTGGGGTGGCCCAAGCGAACAGAGCCATCCACACAGTCGGGCAGTCACCAACCGACCTAAACACAATCTTGGCCAGTGCGAGCTGGTTGTCGCGCTCTTGGAGCCACCACTCATAAGCCGTGAAGGGCGGGTGCTTGCGCATCAGTCCTCCAGTCCAAGCATCTGAACACCCCGGCGAACGGCGGTCAGCACTTGCTCTAAGTTTTCCTTGCTCAGGACCAGCGGGTTCTTCACCTCAATGGTGCAGCAGTGGGCATCTTCCATTTGAAGCGCGAATAGGATGTTTCCGTCCTCGTCTACGGCCTCGATGCGGGTTGGGTATACGTTGATCATGATTGCTCCTTAATAATCTTCACCACATCGTCGTGCGTCAGGCCTAGTGCCTTCAAGTCTGCGGGGCGGTACAAAACCTTGGTTGGCCTCAAGCCAATCTTCTCGGTCTTCAAGTATTCCTGCATGTCCTTGAGCATGTTTTCCAGTGCCGCTTGCGTCAACTCTTTATCAGTCATGACCCCTCCTTGTACTTGATACCAAACATCTGCTCAAGCCCCGGCAATAGCTGTTTGAGCAGCTCGTTGCGTGACTCGGCCAATACGTGCCCGCATCGCTTGCAGACGACCGCCCCAGTGGGGTTGCCTTCGTAGTTGTGGCCAAACTTGGCGCACCATTTTTTCTTGATCCAGTGAATCATTCGATCTCCTCTATGCGTACTCTGACGCGGATTGGTTTGGCTTTGATGTTGTTAAAGTGCTTGACGGCCATGGATGCTTCGTATGCAGGCATCCTGACCTTCCATAGCATCGGCAGGCCATCGGTGCCGAGCATGAAGCTCCTGCCGCCTGTCTTGACGGCCCATGCTTTTATTTCTCGCTTCATGGCTTCCTCATTTCTAGCATCAGTGCTCGGCAGTCGTTCCACCCTGCCGCATACGCAGGCAGTTCGCCCTCATTCGGGCCAATGGCATCAGGGACTGTTGGCTGTGCTGTGGCGTTCTTCTCCCGCAGTTTGGCTTCGACTTCACGGACAAGCATCAAATCGTTCTTCCCAACGCCTTGATAAATATCGTCGATCTCCTCATCCATCAACCCAACCCACTCACGTTTGGGCCAACCAGCCACCACATCCTGCCGTACAAGCAAAGCAAAGCGCCGTATCTCAGGCGTCATTTCTTTGATCTCAGCCTCGGCACCGAGCCGGTCCAGCTTATCAATAATTCTTTCAGTCATGTGTTCTTCTCCAATACGATGCGCTCTAGCACTTTCATTGACCCGCACAGGTCATCATGCAGATAGTCAGGCATTTGTGTTTGTTGGCTGAGTGCCCACGACTCCATCGCAGACAGCAGCTTGATGGCTTGCAGGGCTTCTTCTTTGGTCATGTGTTCTCCTTGATTGCATAGTCATGAAATATCGCCCCCTTGCTTGCGTCACCAACCTTGCAGGACTTGACCCAGACGTTCTTGCCTGTTTTTAGCCTTCTCAGGTGGCCTCTGCGCTCATGCAGTCGGGGTGATGCGTGTGTTC